GTTTCCCAGTCACGATCAGATTTGTTACTTTCATTTTACGATCTCTCCTGTTTTAGAATTTACTTTGATAATGTCTGGATTTTTGTTTTTGGGAAGTTTGTTAAAGATTTGTTGTGCGTTTCATTGATTTTCTCCTGTTTTTTTGGTTTTGACACCCAGCGGGGTGTCAGTTGGCATATAATATCAAGTATATTATATGCCAACTAAATGTAAACCTACTGGTTTTCTTCTTTTCTTTTCTTGATAATTCTAAGGGTTTCAAGAACGTAAGCGATTACGTCTTGAGCGTATCCTAGAAGTTTCAATAATTTGACGATTTTTTCCATGTTTTCCTCCTATGTCTTGTTTTCGGGTTTTTGGAGAGTTTGCTTTAATGTTTCGGTAAGTTCCTGAATATCCGTTTTTTGTGGAGTTTTTTGTTCAGTGATGATTCCGTGTTTTAAAAGCATTTCTTTGTTAGCTTGATCGAATACAAATGATTCGAGTTTTGAAGGATCGTTGTCCATTAGTTTACGAATTTCTGCTGGTAGTTCATAAAATAAGTTTTCGGCACGAGTAACGATGTCGAAAGCTTCTTCTAGGTTTGGAATTGTTGTGTTGTCAATATATTTAGGTTCTTTTGAGTTGACATGAGAAAACATTCCTGTTTTAGCATAGTTTTCCATGATGACGTTTACGTCACATAGTCTCTTGAATGATTGGTCTGTAATTTTTGGTTCAGAACAATCTAACGTTGTTCTTCTTCTAAATTCTTGTACGTGATTTGTTACTTTCATTTTACGATCTCTCCTGTTTTAGAATTTACTTTGATAATGTCTGGATTTTTGTTTTTGGGAAGTTTGTTAAAGATTTGTTGTGCGCCTGATGCTCCATTTATGATTGGTGTTACTCTTTTTAAAATGGCATCAATGGGCGCGACTTTTTCGTCGTACTTTAGGTGTTTTTCAATAACTTTGTTTTGTTTTACTGTCGTTGAATTATTAGACATGTTTGTATTTAGGTCTGATAATTCTGATGTTAGTCTTTTTTGTAAATATTCTCTAGCTGAACTTGGTACTGGATTGTCTGTCATATCAAGTCCTGTTTTAACTTGAAATTCATAGTCATTCATTTTCTGCGCATTGTTTGCAATGGAAGCTTCTGATGATGCTTTTTTATATTGCTCTCTTGCGATTTGAATTTGTTTTTCACCTAATTCTAAATCCTGTTCCATTTTATTTGCTTGATACGCTGATTGAATTGCTTGTGATAAATCTGCTTGTTCGTTTTGCATCATTGCTGATGCTCCCGCTGGTGCTGAAGCTCCTGTTCCGCCTGAAGATAATATTGGATTTAATCCAGCTAATTTTAAATCCGCTACTTCTCTTTGGTGTGCAGTGTTTGACATTCTTTCTTGAAATGCCATTTGATCGCTTGTCATAGCTCTATTTGCGTCGTTTGCTTCTTTAGCTCCAAATGCTGTTGATATTGCTCCACCGGCGAGACCGCCGGCCATCGCTCCTTGGGCTCCACCGAAGTAAGCTCCTACGCCCGCGCCTAATACTGGAAATACTGGTGCTAGTTTAGATAAGAATCCCATTTGTAATACTCCTTTTTAAAAACGCCCCCCCCGAGGGTAAGGGGGCGTATTCTAGTTAGCCTTCAACACATTGTTATGCGTGGTTTGTCCTAGAAGTGGTCGATTAGTCCAGGTGTTGCGTAAGTTGGCATTGGTCTAGCTGTTTTGTAATTAAAATAGCAGTCTAAAATAAATTGTGGTTCAGATGGAACTGCTGTAACTCTGTCGATTGGTGGTTTTTCTTGAATGAAGGTCGCGTTTAGTGCTGGTAATGCAGAAAATTCTTGAGATAAGTGCCATACGTCCAAAGACGTTGTTGCATTAGATCTGAATAATCCTGTTACTTGTGATGGTTTATATCTGTATTCTGCATATCTTTCTTGGTATCCGAATACTTTATCATCGTCTGCGTTTCCTTGAGCATAAATTTCTTTATTAAGAATTGCTTGTTCCCCTAAATGAGATAAAGATGGCCAATAATAATCGAAACGAGTTTGTCTTGACCACATTCTATTGAGACCTTGTTGATAGTTAAGGTCTGCTCTTATAGATACTAATCCTATGACGATTTCATGTTCAGTGAATGATTTAACGAATGAATGTCCTGAGTCTCCTACTGTACCGATTGCTGATAAGTTAGCTTGAGGTGTTCCGCCTGATACGGTAGCAGATTGTTGGGCAATTGGATTAATGTTAATGTTTATAGTTCTTCCGCCTAAGTATTCTGGACGTTGTTGTCTTGCATCTGGTGATATAACGCCGAAATGAGCCCTAACCATTTCTGTATAGCGAGTACCGCCTCTGGCGTCTCTTTCATACATTCTTTGAATTTGGAAAGCTTCTCTTAATTGATTAATTGTGGCTGCGGTTGCGGTTGATAAATCCGCATAAAGTCTATTTGCTTCCGTTGCGCCTGCTGAACCGCGTGCTTCTAGGTCTGAGCCGTTGGTTGCCATAGTCCAGTAAGTGTTACCAACTGTAGAGTACATGCTCAATACGCCTGCTGTTGGGGCATTTGATTTAATTATTGCCTGTTGTCCTAGTGGTACTGTTACGGCTGTACCTTTTTGTGCAAATGGAAGTGCAGAAGTAAAATAATCTTTTCTTTTTCCTCTAGGTAATACGGTATAAAGAGTTGGCGCATCTGGGCCGTCGCCTTTAGGTGCTCCTATTGAATTTTGTAAATTCTCATCTCTGTACCATTCGTCCCAGATTAATGCATATGCTCTTAAGAATAGTGCTGAGTTTTTAATACCTGCAATTTTTGTAGGTAATCCCATATAGTCGTAGATTGATGCTTCTGCATATCCGCCGCTTGGTGCAGTGATTGTAGGAATTAGAAAGTTAGTTGAATCATTAGGATTTTTTTGTTCACCCATGAATTTTTTAAAGTTGTCCCATACTAATCTAAGGGGAACTGAAAAATAGTGAATATCCATGAATATGTTATCCATGATTGGTTTGATTGGAGTAGACATTCTTCCGAATACTGCTGTTGATAAATTAAAAGTGTCTCCTGGTAATGCTTCGTCAACGAAGATTGGAATGAGTTGGCCAGCGTTTAATGTAGTTTTGTAACCATGTGATCTATCGAAAGATGATCTTTGAATTTCTGGTTTTGCTACGTGGTTGAAAATTTGCTGAGGTGTAACAGTGCTTTTCATTGATTTTTCTCCTGTATAAAAAAAGGGGGGCGTCTTGCCCCCATTTAATGAATAAAACTAGTTTTTTTAGTTTCTTGCTTCCGCTTCATTGATCGGAATTTGAGTTTGAAATTTAGCTCTTACGAATTCTGATGCTGATGCGAGAATTTTATGATTAATTGGTGAGATTTCGCCTGAGATTTCATCGAATTCACCTAATTCTAAGAGATTAAAATCAGTTGGAAATTGATTGAATACAGATTGTTCGCTCTCGCAGGCTGTCTGGAATGCCCTAAGAGCGTCGCTAATAGTTTTGTAGCACTGAACTGGATAGTGGTAGCCACCTTTGATGTCGATTACTGTTACTAATTTCATTTTGATACCCTCTCTAAATATGTGACATAATTGTCACGGTTAATAAGTAATTGTTCACTTAAGTTTTTAGTTTCTATTTCTTGAATTTCTGTTGTTTCTCTAAAATGATTTTTTACGTTGTTTTTTGAAATGTCAATAATTTGTTTTGCGTATAGTTCGTGTGATGATCTATTTAAGAATTTTGTAATTCTATCGTTTTCATAAAATTCAAATAGTTCTTCGTCCAAGTCTTTTAATTTTTTGAAATAATATCTTGGTAATATGGATTGTGATTGTACTAATTGTTTATAATTTTCTTGAAGGTATTGATAGCCAATGGCTGGTCGTTTTGAACAATCCATGCTGTCGGAGACATTGATAATTTCTCCGGTGTTCGGATCAGGAAATGTATGTTTCTTTCCTTTGAGTGAATAAGAAGCGATATAATATGCGGTTTTTTCATTTGCTGATCCTATTGAGTGAAAGCCATTTGTCCATAGTTTTTCGATTTCATCTGAAATAAAGAGCGGTTCACCGCTTTTTGATGTTAATAGATTTTTTTGGTTTTTTGGATTGTAGCCAAATATAATTGCATGATGATGAGGTCTAAATGTTTTTGACCCGTATTCATGAGATACCATGTATCTTAATTTTTGTTTAGTATGCTTTCTTAGTCGTTTCATGAATTTCTGAAACTCTTCTTTAACTACATATATTGAGGGAAGTTTATCCTCGTTGTAGGTTAAAGTTAAAAAACAGTTATTGTTGTGCATAGATATTTCATGTCTGGCGCGCGTAGACCACTCTATGGCGCGTTTTGAGATACACTCGTTGCATTTGCCACAGGGGATTTTTAAATCCCCTTCATGGTCAAATTTAAGGCGTCCTAGATCGTTTAGTTTTGCATTTTGTGGAAATAGACACATTTTATAGTCTGTATCCACCGCGTTGTGGTGTGGGTTGAATGTTTTTCTTGGCAGTTCTCATGCCTCTTTTAAATGATTTGTTAGATACGTGTTTGTTTAAATGTTTGCGTTTCATTGATTTTCTCCTGTTTTTCCGGATCGTGACTGGGAAAC